TTATCGTTGGCACTGACGGTGTAGACGTTAACGAGTACCTTGTAGGTTCATTGCTTTCCCCATCAGGCTACCAACCAGTACACACCAAAGCCTCTATAGACACCACCTACTGGATAGACATCAACAGCATGACTGCTAACGAGTCTGCTGGTAGCGGCAAGGTTCTGTACGCTCTATCAAACGACAACCGCATCACCTACACAGTTGTCAGTGAGACGCTGGGTGCTAGAGACATTGTGAGGAATAACGCAGGCACATGGCAGTACAACAGCAACGGCACATACGCTTCGGAGACATGGACTAACGCCACAACGAATGCTGAGTTACCCGCATTGGCGCAGGCTATGGAGGGTGCTAGTAATGTTGTAGGCTTTGATCTATCTGCTGCAAGCTATGTGCAGGACTTTAGCGTGTCGGCACAAGATACTACGCCAAATGGCATTGCATTTAACTCTGACGGAACCAAAATGTTTATTGCTGGAGACGCTGGCAATGATGTTAATGAGTACAGTCTATCTACCGGATTTGATGTAACAACTGCTACTTATGTCCAAGTGTTTTCTGTATCGTCTCAAACGACTAGCCCACGTGGTCTCGCATTTAGCCCTGCTGGAACCAAGATGTTTGTTGCTGACAACATAAATAGTGCAATTCTTGAATACGCACTATCAACTGGATTTAATGTTTCAACAGCAAGCTTTACTCAGTCTAAGTCAGTGATAGCAGAAGAAACAGACGTAAGGGGCGTGGCATTTAACCCTGCTGGTACTAAGATGTTTGTTGTTGGTACGAGTGGAGACGATGTTAACGAATATACTTTATCAACTGGATTTGACATATCTACGGCAACATTTGTGGATAGCTTCAGTGTTGCCTCCCAAGAAAACAGCCCACAAGGAATTGCCTTTAACACGAACGGCACAAAGATGTTTATTCTTGGAACCACAGGCGATGACGTTAACGAGTATGCATTGTCTACTGGTTTTGATGTATCAACTGCAACCTTCACTCAGTTGTTTTCTGTTGCATCACAAGACACATCACCACAGCATTTAACATTCAGTGCTGATGGTACAAAGATGTTTGTAACTGGGACAATCAATAGCAAGGTTTATCAATACTCTTCTGGCACAACAACCTATCCAAACCAGATGAACAAGACCCAACTAGACGCTGTCACTGACCCAAATCAAATAACCTTGGGTAACGACTTTGACCTAGCCATCATCTTTAACCTGACCAGCGGAACCACAGTGCCGTCATCAAACGGTGTATCAATTAACTACGATGCTAACGTGTTAAACGAGGGAGCAATCTTAGGCACTGACTACGACTTTGACGCTCCAGCAGGTAACGTGGCAAGAATTACAGCATTGATCGCAGGTAACTATAAAGTGAGGGTGGTGTAATGAAGCACACACAGGCAGAGTTAGAGAGCATTGTGCAATCAGCCAATGCTCGTAAGAGGCGCAACAAGCTACTGTCAGCATCAGACTGGACGCAGGTTATAGACGCTCCAGTTGATCAAGCAGCGTGGGCAACGTATCGCCAGGCACTTAGAGACATCAGCGCACAGGCAGGCTTTCCAGCAACTGTTGTCTGGCCTACGCAGCCAGAGTGAGGTAGATCATGCCCGAATCAAGTCTGATTGACATGCTGATAGCCGGAGCCGGTGCTGTAGTCGCTTGGTTCGTCAAGTCCACTCGCGAGGACAATAAAGATCAGGATCGCAAGATCGAAAACCTGCAACGTGAGCAAGCTGGTCTTTTAAGCCGTGAGGAGTTCCGTCAGGACATGCAAACCTTTCGGCAAGAGATGAACCAGAACTTTGACAAAGTGTTCTCTAAGCTTGACAAGAAGGCAGACAAATAATGTGGGAAACACTTGTAACGGTAGCCTCGGGGGGTCTTGGTGGCTTGCTGCGGCTTGCTCCAGAGATCATGAAGGGCTTTGACCGCAAGCACGAACGCGCTCACGAATTAGCAATGATGCAGGTTGAGATCCAAATTGTTGAAAAGCGCCTTGAGCATGAGATGCGTAAAGTTGATGCGGCTATGACAATGGCTGAGATGGATGCGATCTCTCAAGCGGTAAAAGAGCAGGGGCAGACAGCAAGGGCTGCGGGTAAGTTTGTGGCGGCGATTAGTGCGCTTGTTCGCCCATTGGTGACTTATTGGTATGTATTTCTTTACTCTGCGGTCAAGATTGTATCTATGTGGATGGCAATACAGGCCGGAGGCGATTGGAAAGAGGTGCTGGTACTTAGCTGGACTGACGAAGATCGCGCAATACTCGCAATGATCTTAATGTTTTGGTTCGTTGGTCGTAGGTACGAACGCAATAATGGCGCAATGGCATGAGACACGCCCTACAAGTCGCCACAGGCCTCTGTAAACATTTTGAAGGCTTGTACTTAAAGCCATACCGCTGTCCGGCGGGTTTTTGGACTATCGGCGTGGGAACCGTCAATAAACCTGACGGCACTCGCGTCACCGAGGATCACCCGCCCATCACAAAAGAAACCGCAGAGGCGTGGCTGCAACACCAACTGCAAACCGACTGCCTCCCCGCTGCTGTACGCATGACCCCCGCGCTTGTCGGCAACGAACCCGCGCTTGGAGCCATTGCTGACTTTATTTACAATTTGGGTGCAAGCAGGTACAAGACAAGCACACTGCGGCGAAGGCTAAACAATCAAGAGTGGGACGAGGCGCAACACGAGATTATGCGATGGACTCGCGCCAATGGGCGGGTTCTTAGGGGGCTACAGTTGCGCCGAAGCGCGGAAGCTGAGTACCTACCAAAATAGTAATGAGGGTTTGATTTTGCAGCCGGAGCCACAAAAAGAAGATCGAACAGAGACGGTAGCCGAAAGGCTTCAGAAGTGCTTTTCGTGTCCGTCTCTGACCGACCTGAGTGTGTGCCGCAAGTGTGGCTGCTACATGCCTGTAAAAGCGTTATTCAAGGGCGTGAGCTGTCCTGATGGGCGCTGGTAACTGTGATTGGAATAATACAGTAAATTCAGTACAATGATGTAAATTGCGGAAGCTGTATGAGCATCCCTCCAAGAACCGGAGACTCGCATGGCATACGTGATGACATACAGTTCGCTGCTCGTGGATCTGAGAAGATACCTTGAGCGCGGATTTACAGAGCAGAGCGACCCGATAGTATTTGAACAATTGCCAAGGCTTGTTGCACTGGCAGAGCGTCGAATTGCTACTGAGCTTAAGCTACAGGGTTTCATTCGTGCCATGAACGTCACCCTGCCTGCGGGTGTTGCGGTGCTTCTGAAGCCAGACCGATGGCGCGATACCATATCGATTACTGCCAACGGCACGCCGATCTTCACACGATCCTACGACTACCTGAGAAACTACTGGCCTGACGAGTCTGAGCTTGGCGTTGTCGAGTTCTACGCTGACTACGACTACCAGCACTGGTTGTTTGCTGGCACTCCTGTGGCCAACACGGCTCTTGAGATTCTCTACTACGAGTTACCCCAGCCGATTGACGACGAGAACCAGCAGAACTGGCTCACCAACTTTGCACCAAATCTATTGTTGTACGCTTGCCTGCTTGAGGCGACTCCGTTCCTGAAGAACGATGAGCGTATTCAGACTTGGCAGACCATGTACGACAGGGCGGCGCAGTCCATGTCTGGTCAGGACATCCAGCGCATCATTGACAGAACAGCAGTGAGGACGGACGCATGACCACATATACCGATGTATTCGGTGGTGCAAATATTTACCCGAGTGAGATCTCGTATGCATCATATAACCTCACGGCAAACGTAACGCTGAACTGGCCAGTAGAATCATCTGCCACTGGCAACTTTACGGCTCGGATCATAGACGTTACTCAAGATCAGGCTGGTCGAGTAATCAAGTTACCGCCTGCTGATGAGGCTGGTGATGGCGAGACTATCCTGTTCAACAACTTGGGATCGTTCAGCTTCATTGTCCAAAACAACGCAGGTACGCAAATACTCAGTGCTGCTGCTGGTAGCGTGTTTCAGATATACCTGTCCAACAACAACACTGCTGCGGGTACGTGGCAGGTATTCCAGTACGGCGCATCAGTCAGTGCTGCAAACGCTTCTACGCTGGCAGGCACTGGCCTAAAGGCTATTGGCACGGCGCTCTCTACAGCAATGCCTGTCAATACCTTCAACTCAAACTACACGGCTGGTATATCGGACAGAGCATTCACATTCGTCTGGACTGGCTCTGGATCTGGCACGCTGACACTGCCTGACCCTGTTACCGTGGGCAATAACTGGTTTATTGTTTTGCGTAATGCTGGTGGCGGTAACGTGACGGTAACGCCGGGCGGGACTGCAACAATCGACGATCTGGCTTCGCTTGCCTACCAGCCCGAAGCTTCATCGATCATTGTTACCGATGGCACAAACTTCTACACTATTGGTCTTGGTCAGCCTGCTCAGTTTGCTTTTGACTACACAACGATTGCAGTAGCAGGAACAGGTAACTACGTTTTGGCAGGTAACGAGCTGAACCGTATTGCCTATAACTTTACAGGGGCTTTGACCGGCAACCGAAACATCATTGTCCCTAACACGGTACAGCAGTACTGGGTGACCAACTCAACCACTGGTTCGTACACGCTGACAGTTAAGACATCAGGCGGCACAGGCGTAACCATCTCTGCTGGTGCGCGAGGCATATTTTACTGCGATGGCTCTGACGTTGTTGACGCAGACACCTCTACGATCTCCCTTCCTGTTGCAATTAACCAAGGTGGCACAGGTGCAACCACAGCATCTGCTGCGCGGATTAACTTGGGTGCGACGACTGTAGGCGATGCGCTGTTCACGGCTGCTTCACAGTCTGCTGCGTGGGCGGCTCTTGGAACATTGTCTGGAGGCACGTTCTAATGCCAATCATGACCACAATCATAGCGTCCAAGCCCGGCATAAAGCGGGACGGCACTATTTTTGAGGGCGACAACTACACTGATGGCCAGTGGGTATGATTCCAGCGAAACCTGCCGCGTAAGATTGGTGGATATCGATCCATCAGCAAGTACCTGACAGAGGTCTCT